TGCTGACCATATACGCTTATGTAGTTAATTGGTGCGACCATTTCTTATCCTTTAAAAGCCAAATGCTTTTTTAATACCAGGTATACCGCCAGCACCCATAAAGCTACCTAATCCACCTGAAAGAGCACCAAAGTTATTACCTGCTTGTGCGCCATATGCCAATTGACCACCTGCTGTAGCCGCACCTTGCTGACCCAACAAGCCTGCAATAGATGAGGCAGACTCTAAACCTGCCGCACCTGTTCCTGCGGCAGATGCTTGACCTGTACGAATAAGATTCTGAGTAGTCGCTGCGCCAACGTCAGAGAGACCACCTAATCTTCCATACTGTTGATTGATTAACGACTGAAGCAACTCAGGTCTAAATTGAGCCAATGCAGCCTGTACATTACCGCCACGCAATCCACCTGTAGCAGATGCGTTTTGTAACATTGCATTTTCACCCTGTCGAGCAAGTGCTTGGAACTCAGCTCCTGATTCTATTCCTGATATTGCTTGACGTTGAGCCTCTTCTCCACCAAGCCCAAGTAATGCGGTTTGTTGCTGTAATGCACTTTGACCTGCTTGCATATAAGGCTGAATGCCAGGCAACGCTGCCGTACCCGCCTCAACATAAGGAGTCATCAACGCAACCATCGCATCAAACTGACGCCTTTGTTCGTCTATACCTGCTTGAGCCGCTTGTGCTTGTGATGCGGCAGCGCCTTGTGCTGCGCTCGCTGCTTGTTTAGAGCCTGTTACGCTACCGATAACATTTTGAATTGTGTCTGTTACAAAGCTCATAGTAGTACCCAGTCCTTTCTAGTCATTCCTAGAATATATACGTCTTTCAAGATACCGCCTTGCATACAAGCATCTTTGCGGCAACCTTCTGTTTTAAACCCAAGTTTCAAGCAATAGTTTTTAGCCGACTCTAGCCCCGCAATAATGTATGCAGTAACACGTTGTACAGAATCATGGCTAAATGCCCAATCTAAAAACTTTAAGCCTAGTTCTCGTGAATAAGGCAATGATGACTTTTTAAGCAATGAGTGAAGCTCTAATTCCAATGTGGAGAATCGTATCGCCATGAATGCGCCTGCAAAATTGCTATCTATCCATGCAGACAAGTATGTGACTTGCGGATTGATAATAGGCGTAGCTCGTCTGTGATCGTGACCTACCTTATTGATATAAGGGTCAGCATATACCTCAAGCAATTGCTCGTCTGATATATATTCGGTTACACAAACGCTCGGCATCACATCTCCATAATTGGGAATTGTGAGCTGCTGGTGGCTCTTTAACCTCAGACACCCTATTTTATCGCAACTCATCACTATGTCAATCAAATTCACATTCTCGCTCTTCCCACGCTTGGCATGAGCGCAAATCGTGGCAGATAAAATCAAACTTCTCACAGTACCCACGAAACCCTGCGTCTTTATCCCATTCGTTACGGGGAATCTTTTCCATCTTAGCTTGGGTCATCGTGCTGTTGTCGTAATACTCACAGTTGGAGCATCTGCGTCTACGTGCCTCTTTCTCATCGACTTGCATAGCGTCACCGAGCTTAATCCAATATGTGCGATTGGCTGTCGGTTCGTTTGATGGCATCTCAGGGCCGAGCATCCAGTCATCAATCACGGTCTGCGTATTCTTACGATTCTCAGACGCTGAGATGAACTCTTCCTCAACAGGAAAGCCTGCAAAACCTTTAGGTATAACCATAAAATCTTTCATGTGAGTGCCTTATGTAATTTCACGACCTGTTGATCGAATAGTTAGAGATGTTGCCGCACTAGCAATTGTACTGATAAAGCCACTTGGGTCTATACCTTGCCCAACTAATTCAGGGAAAGTATACGTCTCATCTGGTGCAATACTGCGAGCATCAACTATCAAGTTAGAAGCCCCTACAGAGCCACCACTAGACACTAGGTTGACGCTCAAAGTGACGTTTCCAGCAGATGTATTGGTAGCTGTGAACTTGTCAATAAGAGTCTTACAATTTACGGCTGTATATTGTGTTGTGTCAGCGGATTCTGCTTGCTTAGAGGGTATGAGTACTTTTACGGTAACTGTCATAATTTTTCCAATATCATTGTTGAACTTGCGTGACTTCTATCACAACAGCAGGAGCGGCAGGTGCAAACGCTGTGGCGGCAACTGCATCTATTGTCACGCTTGTACTGTCTGCCGCATACATTAACTCGACATACTCACCCGCAGCTAAAGATACCGCCTCATTGAGCGCAATCAATGTGTAAGCATTATTCGTGCTAACCGTCACAATGCGAGCAGATGAAGGTATATCAACTCCGTTCGCACGATACCAAACCCAAATGTTTTTGTCTGTCGCTGAACCGCTAATTAATTGTAACGTAGCGGCAAATTGATACAAGCCCGATTCAGGCACAATCAATTGAGATGTTGTGCCACCTATGACAACGCCATTAGTAATGCGTGTTAAGTCAAATGTAATTGGGTATGCTGTATCAGCTAATGCTGGTGTTGTGTCTACAGTCTTGGCAAAAATGCCATAATATTGCATCTGCGTTACGGTTGGTCGCACAAAAACAACACCATCGGTGGCATCGGACACAATACAAGCCGCTACGGGTATGACATTATCGGGAGCGGTAGGTTTGACATTGACAAACTCACCTGCCACTAATGGTGACGCATACAAAATATCGCCTACACTAAACGCACTAGTATCAAGCCCCCGCACAAAGCCCCATGTTGTACAGTACCCTCGCTCACCCGAATCAGGTAAGTCATGCGTCATCACACCTAGCATGTATAGAGTCGGCTGTGCGCCATCGGCTAAGTAAGGAGCGACAGATATAGCGTCAGCTGTCGCACCTGCAAAGCCCACTACTGAGCCGTTCGGTATGGTCACGCCTGTGGTATTCGTCACACGAGCGTAAGTTTCTTGACCTATCTGTTGTACCACACCGTAATCCATGCCAAGGTCTGCGGTTTGGTCTGTATTATTCCAAGCCAACCGACCTACGGCATCAACGTAACGAGTGTTTTGACGTAAATCTATGTAATCAGTTGTGACTGAGTTATTGTTTTCTACAGCAGGTGCAGTCAATGAGAGCTGTAAGTTTTGAGCAATACGGTTTAACTCGGCTAATGCTTGCGTAGCCTTTTGGTCAGCATTACCACTATTGATGGCAACGTCTTGAGCCAATGCAATGATTTGTGCAAGTGCCTCGTTAGCGGAAGCCGCAGCGGTATCAGCTTGATACTCAAAGTCTGTACCCGTAATAACTTGTAGCTCATCAACAACAGCAAACAAGTTTTCAAACTGTTTGATTTGCTCATGGTCTGATAGAAACGCTGCGAGCTGATCACGAGTGAGATTTAGCTTCATTAGTAAGCCAATGGCTCGATTTGAGCTTCTAATCGCATGAATGATACATGAGCATCGCTATCACCACGGAATCGCTGTATACGCCAATTACGCATATGACCTTGTTGAAACCAAGCTAAACGCTTTTGAAAGTTACCAATCGTGCCAACCGTAATGCTACGGTTTTGACTCCAATTCTTACCGTCAACCGAATAACTAGTGTTAATCATAGGGTTAGTACCGACCTCAACATTACCCGTTAAAGCAACCAATTCAAGCCTGTTAAAAATAGCACCTTTGCCTTCGTTATAAACAATCAGAGTGCCAAACTCCCACCGTACTTGCTGTCCCCAATTGTGACCAATGTTTTGGACAAGGTATCCAATGTTTGCGGTTTGCGTATCAGCGACTAACCACTTGTCGTATGCCCACACAAAGTTACGTGCACGATATTGAGAGAACCCTGCAAGGGTAGAGGTCAAGGTAAACCAAACTTGTGTGCTTAATGCTTGAGACGATGCGTAATCATAGACAAGCGTGCGGTCAGGTAAATGAACGTAAAGGTATTGATGGCTTTTATCATTACGTGACTCTAGCAGCACATTTGACAGTTGAGCTTCCGTATAGCTCAACAATATCGTGTCAATGTCTTGAGTGCTGACCTTTTGCGTACTAGCATTAGCACCGAGGTAAACAGCAGGGGCATCATTGCGACCACTACCTAAAAATGCAATGCTACTAACGAATTCACAGCAGGCATGTGTGCCGACTACACCCTTTTGAATCTGAGCGCCATCAATCCGAGCGAATGGAAAAAACTCGCCACCAACGTTGTCAAACACTTCGATTGTGTTTCTGTTGAGCGCATAGACCTCATTGCGTAGTTTAATTAATGCGACTACTGGGTCAGGGTCAATCTCAGATGAACCGTACTTTAATGGGTTTACTTGTGTGGGGTCATTTAGCTCGGTGACGATTAAAAACTCACCGTCTGTGGTCATAAAGTAACCATCTACCCACACCATGTCGAGCACAATGCCCAAGTCAGGGTCAGTTACTTCGGTTAATGTAAGTGCGGTTGGATTCCAATAATACAGTTTTTGTGCAGACACAATGCCTAACAAGTCAAAGCTGTAATCAAACGTGACTTGATTATCTTCTGTGCCGCCAACATCACCAAGTTCGGTGACAATACCGTCTTCATCAATCGAAACGAGCTTAGTGCCCATTACTCGATAGTAGATGCCATTCCAATATACGCCACCACGGTCAATGCCAGGCCCTGTCCCATTGGCAACTATTCCGTCAGCAGGTCGCAAGAATCCTGCGCTTATGCCAGACTCTTTAGGTACAGGCACAAGGTTGACAGGGTAGCTAGTGCGTAGCTCTGGCGTATTGTCAGAAAATATCCCCGACAAAATAGGTATTTGCATTATTACCCTAATAAAATATAGCTACCGTCTTCCTGTAGCAGAAATGAATCGTCTTCTAGTAGTAACGCCCCAAAGATAGGCCCACCACCTGCGTTCCAAAAACGGCATCGACATCTCATGCGAGTTAATGGGTACATTTAGAACCCCTCGCCTGGTAACACATGTAAAGATGTGCCGTCTGCTGAGATATAAGCAATGCGATTGTAGTTACGGTTCTTAGTGATGCTGACCTGACAACCACCTGGTATCGGGTAATCAGCAGTACTTGCTGTGTCCGTTGCGTCTTCCGTTACTTTGACATAGACAACAGCCGAGCCAAGGTTGGTTAAGCACAAAGTCTGTGAGGCAGCGTCAATCGCAGCGTTAGCAGATGTGCCTGTTGCTGATAAAACAGCACCGTGACCGTAGCCTGGTGCGAATGGTGAAGTATAAAAAGCCATTTTATTTCCTTTGATTAACCGACACGATACCAAGAATTGGTAGCTTGGTAAAACCGTAACGTAAAGAATCCACCCGCTAGGATAGTTGTTGGTGCACCCGATGCGGCACTTGAACCATTCAAACCAATAGTCAATGCCGTAATAGTCTGAGTGCTTGTCACTAGAATCTGTGTACCAGAAGGTACGCCAGTATTCAATGGCAAGGTAATCGTGCCTGTGGCAAGCGTACTAGCAGGCTGTAGCAACATCCATTGCTGTTCGCTTGTCGGTGTGGGTACGGTAATGTTAAAGCCTGTTGATGGCGTATAAACGCTCGTGGCAACAGTAGGTGCGGCAAATGTTTGCTGAAAGTACTGTAGCAATTGAGTGATCGAGATTTTACGAGCATCACCGTTGTTTGGCACATATACGGGTAGCAAGTCACCACCTGATAGTTGGCTAACACCTGCAAGTTGATTGATGGTAGGCATGATATTCCTTAATTAAACTCTATTTGACCATCTTGACCTGCTAATACTGGGTCAACAGGTCGTTGCAAGAACGGATTGTCATAATTACGCCACGGTTTATTACCCGCACCTGCTGGCATAGTCGATGGTAATTGTTGCTCCATCGGCATAGCGGCTAATGATAACAATGTATTGTATGATTCTTTCGCTGTGACCTTAGTCTCAATCATAACTTGCTTACCATAACTCGGTGCAAGTTTTACAGCTAGATTTGTATATAGTGCCTCGATTGAGGAATCAGGCACATTTGTTTGTTCATCTAAATCGCTGTCTGCGGGGTTAGATGGTAAAGGGTAACCTAATCGTATGCCTAAAGCGTTCCAAGCCGCTACAAGCGTATCTAAGCGTCTTAATGCTGACTGTAACTGTTCTGGTGTTAAGTCAAACACATAAGATGCTAAACCAATCTCATCAAATGCGGCTTCTACGAACTGTCTTTTAGTCCACGACATTGTTAGCCCCTAATGCTTGGTCAATCTTATCTGCCAACCTTTTATCGGTTGTGCGACCATCAAACTTAAGACCAAGCTCGGTAGCCATTGTTTCTAGCTCTACCCGTGTTGGTGCTGAATTGTCTTCTACCTCAACAACTTCCTTTGCCAACTCCTGCTCTCTAAGCAAACGATGATTGATACCGTCAATAGGCTTAGATGGTTTACGCTTTTTGATGGGCTTTTTGCCCTTCATGTATTTCGGCATAAGAACTTGCTTTTCCATTATTTTGCCTTTTTAGGTGCTTTACTTGGCTTACCTGCTTTAAGAGCCGCTTTCCGTGCAACATTCAATGCAATAGCTACCGACTGTTTACGGGGCTTGCCTGACTTCTCTTCCATCTTAATATTCTTACCGATAGACTTGCTAGAGTAACCTTTGGTCAATGGCATTTTAGTTCCCTGTAAATGGGGAGGCATACGCCCCCCCAAACCGTGCTTACTGGTTAAATAACAAGATACCTGACATTTCAGGATTCTTATTCACAACACCGAACAACGTGTCAAGACGATACTTGATAGTCATGCTGTCAATGTCATAGAACTTCTGCATAACCAACTCGATGCCTTGGTCAGTACTTGCTCGCATAACGGCAACACCAGCGTCAGCGGGTACAGCGTAGCGACCAGGTAACATCTCAAGCGAATCACGTTGCCAGAAGACGTTAACTTGTGAAGCATTAACGTTAAGGAACACGATAGCTGCGGCATCTGCGGCAATAGCAACATCCACGTTCTTGTACTGCAACTCAGCATCGGTAGGTGTACCTTGAGCACCGATGATGGGAGGAGTAATAGTCATGGTTGTACCAGAGTCCACAGACACAACACGGAAAGTCTTCAACTGACCTGTGCTTTGCTTGGTGATGTGGTGAACGGCATAAACTTCAGCGATTGTGAAAGCATCACCAGCCGCAACGCTCGCAGTTGAAGAAACAGTAACAGTCTGGAAACGGTTATCAACGTTAATTTGACCACCGACTGAAGTTGAAGTAGCTTGGGGCACAAAGCTAGCTTGTGTACCAGCACCGTTTGTGTCGATAGTAATGCCTGAACCAGCCGCAGCGGTTTGACGATTTGCATAATCAAACTTGTATGTTTCAAAACCTGCAACCATACCGACATAATTGCGCTCGTAAGCACGTTCTGACTTTTGGTTACCGAATGAA